AGAGTTTTTAGATATTGGAACAGACGGTAATCCTATTCAGAATCTTCAATATGGTGTCACAGTTAGTGATGTTTGGATGAAAGAAATGAAGGAAGGAGACAAAGCTAAACGTAAAGTTTGGGCTAAGGTTATTCAGAACAGAAGTGAAATTGGTTTTCCATACATAATGTTTAAAGATAACTCTAACAATAATTCTCCTTATAAAGACTTAGGTATGGAAATTACAGCATCTAATCTTTGTTCTGAAATACAATTACCTACTGATAGCTATAATTCGTTTGTATGTTGCTTAGGTTCTATAAATGTATTACACTGGGATGAGATTAGAGAAACAGATGCTATACAAACATATGTATACTTTCTTAATGCAGTGATGGATGAGTTTATTGTTAAGTCTGAAACAATGCCTGGTATGAAAAGAGCTAACAACTTTGCAAAAGAGCACAGGGCCATTGGTCTAGGTGTTCTTGGATACCACTCTTTATTTCAATCTAAACTTATTGAGTTTGATTCAATTGAAGCTAAAGGTTTGAATGCTCAGATATTTAGTACCATAAAAGATAGAAGTGAGATAGCTTCAAGAAAGCTACATAAGGAACATGGTTACACATCTCTTAGAAATGGATACGCTAACACTACTCTTATGGCTATAGCTCCTACAAAGTCTAGTAGCTTTATACACGGTGCTGTGTCTATGGGAATAGAGCCTATCAAGTCTAACTACTTTATTAAGGATCTTGCTAAGTCTAAGACAGTGTATAAGAATCCTTTCCTAGAGGCACAGTTAGAAAAGCATGGTTTAAATAATACTAAGACTTGGCAATCTATACTTAAGAAAGATGGGAGTGTGCAACACTTAAACTTTCCTAATAAAGAAGTGTTTAAATCTTTTGTTGAGATATCTCCTAAAGAGATTGTATTGCAAGCAGCTCAAAGACAAAAGTATATTGATCAATCTCAAAGTTTAAACTTAATGATTGATCCGTCTGTGTCAGCAAAGGATATTAATAAACTTTATATGTATGCCTGGGAGGAAGGAGTAAAAACTTTATACTATCAGTTTAGTAAAAGTTCTGCTCAAGACTTTGCACGCAATATACTAGAGTGTTCTTCTTGTGAAGGATAAATAAATAATACTAAGTCACATAAACGGCAATAAAAAAAGGGGCCATCTATCTTGGTCCCTCCATAATATGTCATGGCTTTATCACAACTTTTACATGTATTTTCAGTACTTATTTTCTTAATCCTTTATGATTATCAATCCTATCTAGAATTTTGTTAAGCTCATCTGTTTTTATCAGACCTGCCATTGACGCATTCTTTAAGGCACTTATAATTTGAAGTACCATAAAGGGAACTACAATTACTTCTGATAGCCAGCCTGTTCCATCAAAACCTTTTTCTATCATAAGTATGACTGTTAGAATTGCCAGCCATGTAAAGGTGTTCTTGGTTATTCTTAAGGCTTTATATGTTTTAAAGCCCTCTCTTTTACAGCCTGCCCACACTCCAAAAATGCCATCTAACCATAATACTGAACAAACCGCCAGGTACTGTTCCATGTTTTCCATTGATAAATCAAAAAAGTATGTACATAAGTACGTGCAAAATGCTGTTATGCTCACTAATAAGAGTTTAGTTGTCATTGTTAAATTTAATTTGTTGTTTTCCTAGGTACATACTATAATATAAGTAAATAGTATGACACTCACTAGGTTTAAATCTGTAAATTTGTCTTATTTAATATAAAAATCATCCATTTTTTCAAAGTTAGACCACTTTTGAATTGTGTACAAAACCGGAATAACATCTTTCCAGTTTTTTCCAATCTTCCATTGACCCTTTTTAGGTTTATTTTGATAAACATATTTGCTGTTTTCTAGAAACTCTTCTTTAGTATTGAATAATAAACCAACTCCTGTTCCAACAGTCATTGAAAGTGCTTCACCTATTTCCCCTAATGTTCTAGTAGAGGCTATTGGTGACTTAAGCATTTGATAAAGTTGTTCATAACCACCTGCACTAGGTATTGGATTAAATAAAACCATCTCTTTATATGTTCTATCTGTTTGATAAGCCGCATAATTTTTTAGTTTTCTAGTAATCATATCATCCTCATCATCACCTCCGTTTACTATTTCATTCATGATACCAACAATAATTAATATCATTGCTTCTCCTAAAGTCCTATAAACATTTTTAAGTAGCATGTTTGCTTTACCCTCGTCATAATTAAAACCATCTTTTGTTTCAATCAATCCGTATTCTTGCTTGAAGGTTTGACCTAAGCTCTTTAATCCAAACTTCTTAAATCCTTTTTCACTTGTTTTTACAGTTTTAGCAATATGAAGTATAAATTTTCCTAGTGAATTATATCTACCTTCTAACCATCCTAAGTTTTGATCATAGTATGCTGATTGAAACCTTGCTCTGTAAGCAGGCATTACCCACTTGTGAAACTGTGCAAGCAAAATTCCTAAAAAGTTATTTTGAATAACCATTCTGTCTTCTCTAGCATAGTTACCGTGAATTTGTTTATTTACTTCACGTATATTGTTTCTTAAGTCATATCTAAACCTATCATCATAAGTCATCTCTTCTCCAGACAGCTTATCTATTACTGTGTTGTATCCTTCTTTTAATTTAACCTCTCCTGTTGAAGGGTCAAAGTCATAAGCATCTACAAGATTTAATGAATCTTCACCGTTAGAAATTTGAGTACCTAACAGCATTGCTATGCCAACAGTACTTTGTACTTTATATTCAGCACCCTGGTTAAGGGAGTAACCAAAGTTTGTAAATCTTGACCATATACCTTCACCATCTCCAAGACCAAATTGCTCTCTTATATCTGCATCATTATCCATCATACGGAAGTACTGAACTAATGCTTCATATTTATTTAAAGGTCTATTTTCATCATAACCTTTTTTCTTTAACTGAACCGCATTTAAAGTTGCTACTCTTCCTACAAAATCTGCGCCTGATCCTATAGCACTTGCTGATCTTTCTATTAAACCCTTTGTTCCTTCAGTATAAAACATCTTGGTAGCTTCAGTATAATCACCAGCACTATAAAATAATCCACCCGCTGCTTCTATATAGTTGTTAATTTGACCTAACGTTAAGTTATTCAAGTTACCAAATACGTTAAATGCAACATAGGCTAAAGAAGATGCATTAATTAGTCCTCCTGCAATCTTATCTACAGTTCCTTTTGTAATTTTATCATTGTCATAGTAAACCATTTTCATCCAATGGTGTGCTCTTTGTGCAGCATTACTTTGCAAGCCTTGTGTGTTTTGTTTTCCTACTGCAGCATTTACAATATTCCCTGCTGTGTCAACAACTTTACCAAGAAGCTCAAGTTGAGTACCTGGTTTCTTATAAGTTCTCATTTCAATAGCTTTAAGCATAGCTTGTAATGTGTCTTCTATTTCACCCATTACCTCAAAGTTCTCAGCCATAGCCGCAAACTTAACCAAACTTTTAGTCATGTCTTTACTAACCTCACCCAGAGTAGGTTGTGATCTTAACCTGGATGCCTGTGCTTCTAGCTTTGATCTTTCTTTTTTATATTGATTAATGTTTATAGCACCTTCAGTTCTTTGATCTTTTAAAACCTGTATCTGTTCATATATTGCTTCAAGTGCTCCTTCAACTCTAGGGTTACCTGTATAGAAAACAGGCATAGTATCAACTAATTGACCTTCTTCATTTATAAGAACTTGTTTTTGTTCTGATGTTTCAGTAAACACTTCTTTAATACTTGTTAGAAACTTTGGAATTAGCCTTGTAAAAAATTCAGGCTTGGCCATTACTTCATCAACAAAGTTATTTGCTATTACAGGAACCTTACCAAACATTTGATCTCTCTGTGCTTTAGGAAGTTTCTGAAGCAAACCATCTTCATAATGTTCTCTATACTTTAAATAGAAATTCTTCTGTGCCTGACCCAGCTGATCTGTTGGGTTCATTATCGTCTCATACTTCTCACTTAATAAAGATTCACCTGTGTCTGTGTTAGTATCTAATACTTCAGTATACTCTGGTCTAAGTGCAGAAAAATCTTCACCCTCTTTTATTGCTCCAGTAGGATCATTATTTGCATCCTTAAATGTTTTTGTGTAGTCTACTTTATAATAGTATTTAGCTTTATATACATCATAAGCATTTTTATTAACACCCGGTTTCTTTAACCAAGTAACACCTTCTCCATTTGCCCAAGGCTGTGCATATTCAAAGTTTTTTCTTATAGCATTAAACTCATCTGTTACTTTATGATATTGACCATCAATAAGACTACCGTCTTCATATCTTTCAGATTGCATAAAATCAGCAAATGCTCTTTTCTTTAAATACAAGTCCTTATTATATTGTACATGTTCAGGGTTAGCATTTACCAATGAGTATATAGGAAAGTATTTATATGGTTTACCGTTAGCATCATAAAGCTCACTTCTTAAAGCATTCTTTTTAGAATAGTATTGTTGTCCAACACGTTGAACATAGAAACCTGTAAAATCACCATCCTCATTATACTCAAGCATAAAGTCATATAGCTTTTGTAAATCTTTTT